CGATATACGCTTGCAAGAAAAGAGGTCTAGGTTGGAGAAGGACAGCCAAGCAAGTACAGTCTTTACATCCTGAACACGCAAACTTCACACCATACAAAGTGGGCAAGATACTGAAAAGAAAGTATCAAGGTTTACCTGAAACTTCATAATCTTAAATTTTGGTCTATAATGAAAAGACCATGAATGAAGACATACAGTTCTGCATAGATAAGATTGACTATTTGCTGACCTACAAATTTATAACGACACCAGTGAAAGAAGAGCTAAAGGTTGTAAAAACCAAGCTTGAAGGAGTTAGTTAGTGGCAGTCGGTTGGGGGCGGAGTACGTGGGGATCAAGTGGTTGGTCTTCTGATAGCGTATCTGTCACATTATCTGGAGTATCAGCCACAGCATCAGTTGGTTCACTTTCAGTAATAGCAAAAGCAAACGCAACACCTACAGGTGTAGCAGCTACAGCTTCTACAGGCACATTAACAGTAGATGCAGAAGCTAATGTTGCTCTTACAGGTGTTTCATCAACCTGTTCAATAGGAACACCAGTCATACAACCTGACTGTAATGTATCAGCAACAGGACTAGGAGCGACCAGTGCAGTTGGAACACTAGCAGTAGATGCAGAAGCCAACATAACACCAACAGGCGTAGCAGCTACAGGTTCAGTTGGAACACCCACATTCGATGCAGAAGCTAACGTACCTATTACAGGCGTAGGAGCGACCAGTGCTTTAGGCACTGTTATCATTCATGAAAACGAAGTTGTAGAAGTTACTGGTTTTGGTTTGACAGCTAGTGTTGGTGCTGTTTCTACAGTAGCAAAAGCTAACGTAGTACCAGAAGGTCAAAGCGCTACAGCTGAAGTAGGCATAATATTTGTGTATGGACAAATTGATACAAGTCAAACACCAGACTACTCAGATGTTGCTACAAGTCAAACTCCAACATATACTACAATTACAGGTGGTCGTGACGCTGCTTAAATGAACACACGATTTACAGAGGAAAAATAAATGGCAAGTACATATGTAAATGATCTCAGATTAAATGAGATGGGCACTGGTGATGAGTCAGGAAATTGGGGCGTAGTGACCAATTTGAATTTGGAGCTGATTGGTGAAGCTTTAGGTTATGGAACAGAAGGTATCACTACCAACGCAGATACTCATACATCTACAGTAGCAGATGGAGCTACAGACCCAGCAAGAGCAATGTATATCAAATACACAGGCACACTAGATTCAGCTTGTACTATTACTATAGCACCTAACACACTCAATAGGATGCACTTTATAGAGAACGCAACTACAGGTTCTCAAAACATAATAATTTCACAAGGCACTGGTTCTAACGTCACGATTCCAGCTGGCGACACTAAAGCAGTATTCTTAGATGGTGCTGGTAGTGGAGCAGCAGTTACTGATGCTTTTGCTAGTCTTTCTACAGTAGACCTAAAAGTACAAGACGATTTAACAGTTACAGATGATGCCTCAGTAGGGGGTGACCTATCTGTAACAGGTGCATTAGACGTTGATGGAGCTACCACAACAGATGGCATAACAAACGCTGGTAACTTCTCTACAGATAGCGGAACAATCAAACTAGATGGAAACCACCCAACAGCTACAGGTAACTCAGCTTTAGGTGATACTGCATTAGACTCACTAACAACAGGAACAGATAACACAGCGATTGGTGACAAATCTGGAACCGCAGTAAGCACAGGAGCAAACAATACTTTTGTTGGACATGATTCTGGTACAGCAGTAACCACAGCAAGTGATAATACTGCTATTGGTTCTAATGCTCTTAAAACAGCGACTACAGGACACAGTAACACAGTTATCGGAAAAAATGCTGGTGAGGCAATAACAACAGGTGCAGAAAATACATTTGTAGGTGAAAGGTCAGGTGATGCTGCAACCACAGGTAGCAACAATACAGGTGTGGGTCATAAGGCTTTAAGTTCTGTAACTACAGCAAATCAAAATGATGCTTTTGGTAATGATGCTTTACTATCATTAACTACAGGCACACGAAATGTTGCAGTTGGTTCGTTTTCCGCAGATGCTTTAACAACAGCAAATGATACTACAGCTATTGGAAATCAAGCTTTAGGAGCAGTAACTACGGGTCTAAAACATACTGCTGTGGGAGCATATGCTTTAGATGCAGTTACAACAATAAATGAACTAACAGCAGTTGGTTATAATGCTTTAACTGCTTGTACTACTGGTGCATCAAACTCAGCTTTTGGTGCTTACGCTCTTGCTGCTGCAACAACAGGACAACAAAATACAGGGATTGGATATGCAGCAGCATATCAAACCACCACAGGGTCAAAAAACACAGCAGTAGGAGATTTTGCTTTAGGAGATAACACTACAGGCGATGAAAACACGGCAGTGGGTTCTGGTTCTTTAGCAGCGCTTACGACTGGAGAAAAAAATGTTGCTGTAGGCTTTCGTGCTGGAGCAGCTATAACGACAGGAGTTAGAAACGTACTTATAGGTGATGATGCTGGAGACGCTTTAACATCTGCTGGTTCTAACGTAGCCATAGGCTATCAAGCATTAGGTACTGATACACTTGGACAACATAACGTAGCATTAGGGCAAGATGCTTTATCTACTCAAAACTTTACTACTGCAACTAATTCTTACAACACAGGTATTGGTAGTGCTGCTTTAGCTTCAAACACTACAGGAGTCTATAACACAGCGTTGGGTGGTATAGCTTTGGCAGCAAATCAAGCTGGTCAAAAACATACTGCTATAGGATATGGTGCTGGTCAAGATTTAACAGGTGGTGAAGAAAATACATTAGTTGGTTATTTGGCTGGCGAAAATCTTACGACTTCAAGTGGTAACGTAGCGATGGGTCAAGAAGCGTTAAAAGATAACACGACTGGAAACTTTAACGTAGCCATAGGTAGAGAATCTTTGGCTAGTGTTACAACAGCAGCAGATAATGTTGCTGTCGGTAAAGCTGCTTTAGATACTGTTTCAACAGGTACAAGGAACACAGGTATTGGTAAAGTTGCAGCAGACCTTTTAACAACTGGTAACGATAATATTGCGATAGGTTCAAATGCTGCTGACAACCTAGTTACTGGCAGTCAAAATATTTGCATAGGAAATGATACTTCTCTTTCAGCTACTAGCGGTGGTAATCAAATCGCAATGGGGCAAAACGTAACTTGTTCAGGTAATAGTAATTTTACATTTGGTGATGGAACTACTGACTCTAATATAGCTTTTGGTGCTACTACAATAACAGCACCTTCTGATATAAGATTAAAAGAAGATATAGAGGATGAAAAGATTGGACTAGACTTTATAAATGAATTAAGACCAGTAACTTTTAGATGGAAAAAAGCTAAAGACGTACCAGCAGAAATGAAGGCACATAATCCTGAGTCTGAAAAAAGAGTTATGAATGGTAAGTACAATCATGGTTTTATAGCACAAGAAGTCAAAGAAGTTATTGACAGATACGACTTAAAAGATGGCTTTGATATGTGGACAGAAGATGAAGCTGATGGTAGACAACGTATTGGTGAAGCATCTTTAATGCCTTTAATGGTTAAGGCAGTACAAGAACTTTCGGCAAGAGTCGAAGAATTAGAAAACAAGGAGTAAAAATGGCAATAACAAAAACAATAACAAGTTGTATTCCATACGTTAACAGCAATAACAAAGTTGATAAATGGGATATAGAAATGACTTATGAAAACGATAATGAGGGTGATGCAACTTACTATAAATCAAGATTTTCTAAGACAGTTAATCAAAAAGATACTGATGCAGATGGTAATGTAATAGCAACTAACTTTACACTTAAAGCTAAAGGTAGTTGGAGCAACGCTGATTTAGTAGCAATATGTCCTGTATCTACATGGGACACAGTATTTGCGCAACAATTTGATAGCGTTATTACTAATCCACCAGCAGAAAGTACACCTGATAACGAATTTAACGTACCTAGTTAATGGCAGAAGTTACAGTACATAACATGCCTTCTGTTTACGTTATGGAAACAGAAATGCCTTTGAGTATGGTAAATGACCTTAACGATTATCTTGATGAGTACAAAGAAGACCAAGATAAAAAATCATTAGCCAATACTTTAGTAGGGCAAATATCTCAAGGCGAACAACTACTAATGGATAACGAAGACTCCAGAGTAAAAGAATATTCTGAGTTTATATGTAGTCTTGGTGCTGATTACATAAACTTTTTTCATAATAATACAGGTGCAAGTTTAAATTCACCAAAAGCAGTATCAATAGATGAAACTTGGTCAGTACATAGTTACGAAGGCGACTATAACCCTATACACGATCATGGCACTAAAACCATTATGGGCATATCAACGACTGGTTGGACAAAAGTACCCCAACAAATATTAGATCAACCCTCGGCTGGTTCGCCTGAGTATTCTTTATACAACGAGTCTGGCGATTGTGATGGCTACATTGCTTTTCAATATGGAAGAAACGAATTGATGAATACAACTAGACTAAGACCACCACAATCTTTTGTAATCAAACCAACTGTAGGAAAACTTTTAGTATTTCCATCTTGGTTACAACACATGGTATATCCCTTCAAAGGTGAGGGAGAAAGAAGAACAGTAGCATCTAACTTAAATTGTTGGGATGTTCCAAAAGAGTCATAAATAGAAGGAGAATGATATGTTAGATACAATCTTAACAATAATACAAATAGCACCTTGGGTTATATCAGGTGCTTCTTTGATTTGTGCTTTGACACCCACACCCAAAGATGACCAAATCATAGGTAAGATTTATAAACTGATTGATTGGTGTGCTATCAATGTCGGTAGAGCCAAGGAGAAGTAGATGAGTTTTTGGAACAAAGTTGTAGACTTTTGGACTGGCACTGAAAGAAAAAAAATTAGAGCTAGAGATGAAGATGGAAGATTTGTAGGCGATGATGAATCAACACCTGATGTCAATGAAGCCTACGAAGAAATAAGAGTCAAAAAAGCAAAAAAATAATGGCTACTGCAAAAGACGCACTGCATCAAATTAATTCACATGAGAAAGAGTGTGCTATACGTTATCAAAACATAGAAAAACGACTTGAAGAAGGCTCTGAAAAATTTAAAAAATTAGAGAATATGCTTTGGGGTGTTTACCCATTCATGGTAGGAGCTATTGTTCTTACAAAGTTTTTATAAGATTATGAGTGACAGAGAAAGTTCTGGCAGATTTGGTGGAGACATGGACAGAAACGAGGTGGAAATTGACCTTAGTAAATTCATGGAACTACTACAAGAACAATCCAGACTAAAAGACAAAATTAGAGAGTTAGAAGATAAAGGCAACAGAAACCCTCATCAAAAATGGATATATCTCGCACAAGCTGTAGACAGTTGGCGTATTTTTCCTAGAGCATTTTTAAGTGTTTATATATTTTTACTGTACTACTCAACTATGTGGTTTATGGCGTTGCCTGAACCAAGCTTTGAGCAATCAGGCTTAATATCAATCATTGTTGGAGCTGGAGCTGCTTGGTTTGGTCTATACGCTGGTACATCTGGTTCATCAAAAAGCTTTAAAGGCGAAGATAAATAATGGAGGTTTTTGACCTCATAGCAGAAGTTGGTCTGCCAATAGCTGGTGCTTTAATTATGGCTTACTTTATATTCTTGGTCATGAAACAGCTTATGGATGGTTTGATTAGTGAAATCCAAACTGTACAAGGAATTACCAAAATGCTCATCACTAGAGCTTCTATTATGAATAATGATATGATTCGCATAGACACAAGTGTATCTAGTGCTCTTAATCTGCCACCAGACTTGGACAGGATAGCTAGAGCTGAAAACTTTGTAGAGGATGGAAAGATAGATGCCAGAAGAGATTAATGGACATAGTACAGATAGTAGCTGATTTTGGTTTTCCAGTAGTGATGGTAGTTGGACTAGGCTACTTTGTTTACTTTGTGTGGCAAACGATTACCAATAAGATCGACCCAGCTGTACAAGAAATGAAAGGCACAATCATACGTTTGACAGATCAGCTCAGGCTGCTCGACCAAGACATGATTCGTCTTCAGCAAAAAGTGAATACAGTTATTGAGATTAAAGAACAAGATGGCAAAACAACAGAACCAAAGAATGAATAAAAAGTTGATTTGCAAACGCATAAAACAACAACAGGATAGACGTAATGGATAAAGAAAAGACCAAATCAGAAGACCAAGCATTTTTAGATGCAGATTTCAACAATATTATGTATGAAAAGTATGGTAAGAAATGGACAGAGTACCAAGAGGCAGAAGTAAAAAGAATAGAAAGAGAACAGTTAGTCTCAATAGACAACGTAATATTTGAACCTATGCCAAAGAAAAGACCTTTTCCAAGAGACAAGTACATTTATGAAGACGAAAGTTATAATGCAGAACAAGATACGATCTACCTTAACAAACTAGGTAGAACTATAGAAATAACATCTTGTGCATTTATTTTATTATCTTTAATTGGATTTTTAGCGGTTTTTGTTTGGGCAAAGTTCTTATGACAGACTGGGATAAAATAGTAGCAATACTAGGTATCATTTTAGTATTGTTGGTCACTACTTTTTCTGTAGTAGCTGATGAAATGACTCACAAGTTTAAGAACCCAAGCTTTTCAGGTATAGGAACATCCAGTCATTATCTGACTATAGAAAATCAAGAGTTCAACAGAAAAGAAGCAATACGAGAAGAACTTAGAGCATATACTGAAGACCTAGAAAGAGAAGCAGAAAACACCACGTTAGCCCGGTTCATACGAAATCTTGAATCACGCATCTATGCACAGCTTTCAAGACAATTAGTGGATAGTTTATTTGGTGAGACTGCTTCTGAGTTTGGCATTTTGGAATTGGAAGGAAACACCATAGAATATAGGGTAGAAGACGATAAGGTTACTTTAATAATTACAGATGAAGAAGGCAATACGACAGAAATTACTGTACCTCTTGGTTCTTTCACTTTCTAGTTGTGCTTTAATTGTAGACCCATTAGACAATGGAATACCACCTATTAGAAATATTGAATCAGCAGAGGTTGGCTCCTTATTGACCAAACTAGCAGAAGTACCTTCACCTATACGAAAACCTGTAGTAGCTGTCTACCCAAGCTCTTTTAAAGACAACACAGGACAACGCAGAAGCAATAGTCAATACGCAAGTTTCAGTACAGCCATAACACAAGCTCCTGACGCTTACCTCATAAGAGCACTAAAACACTCTGGTGTGTTTGAAGTGGTAGAACGTACAGGACTAGACAATCTAACAAAAGAACGCCAAATTATTCGTACAACCAGAGAAAGTTTTGATGAAACTCAAAAGGTCAAACCTTTACTTTTTGCTGGGTTATTGATGGAGGGTGGTGTAGTCGGTTATGAAACCAATGTCAAATCAGGTGGTGCTGGAGCAAGATACTTAGGTATTGGAGCTTTGAAAGAGTATAGGCAAGATTCTGTCACCATATCCTTACGCACAGTTTCTGTGAGCACAGGTAAAATTTTGATTGAAGTTTTAGTAACAAAAACAATACTTAGTTCAGCAGTGTCTTCAGATGTGTTCAGATTTTATGCAAACAATACTGAGCTAGTTGAAATAGAAAGTGGTATAGTAGAGAATGAGTCTATAAACATTGCTTTACAGATGGCAGTAGAGACTGCGGTATTGCGTACAATAGAGGAGGGCTATGAAGAAGGCTATTGGCAAAAGGATAAGAAGACTGATATTGGTAAGCCTGATTGCGATGACGAATGTATCGCTACTATTAGGGGCTGACAACGAAATATACATAGATCAGTCAGGTGCTACATCTAACTTGGATATAGAACAAGTTGGGGGTAGTGGAAACATAATTGGTGGGTCAGATGCTACAGCTGGCTCTTCTAATATGACACCATTAGATTTAGATGGTGCAACCATGACCTTAGATATATTGCAAAAGGGCTCAACAAATAAATTCTTGGGCGATATATGGGCAGATAACTACACAGGCTACTTCTCGTTTATAGGCGATACAAATACATTTAACATGTCTACAGACGAAACAAACGCTACTGGAGCTGATGGTTCTAATGTAAACGTACAAGTCACAGGCAACACGAACACCATGACTCTCAATCACGCCATGACTGCACTAGCAGCTAATTTGGATTTAGATTGGATTATTCAAGGTGGTGGTAACAGTATCACAGCATCCATAGATGTAGATGGTGCTACTAACTACATGGATATAGATGGTTCAGACAACACAGTAACATACGATGGAGATGGATATGCTGGTGGTTACTTCTATCTAGATCATACAGGTGGTTCAAGAACTTTTAACATAGACCAAGAATCAACTCAAGATAATGATTGGCTCAAGATTACGTCTGTTGGCTCTAATGGCACAGTTTGTGTCACTCAGTCAGACTCAACTACTTCATTCGTCTGTTGACATAGGTTCTATCTCAGAAGTTAGAGGTAATGCACAAGTTCTCAGAGACAAACCTTATGGTGCTGAATTAAAGTTTAACATCCAACAAATGGATGATGTCCGCACAGAAGCTGGCAGAGTTGCCATAACTTTTGAGGATGATTCAACAGTCAAACTAACAGAACATTCTAAACTGGTTATAGATGAATATATCTATGACCCTGACCCCTCAAAGTCAAAAATGGCTTTGAAATTTGCAAGTGGCACAGCACGATTTATTACAGGCAAATTCAATAATAAAAGCAATATATCTATTAAGACACCTACAGCTGACATAGCTATTAGGGGCACAGATTTTACTTGTACAGTAGATGAGCTTGGAAGGTCTTTGGTTATATTGCTACCAGATGAAAATGGCATATCTAGTGGTGAAATTATTGTAGCTACTGCTATGGGCAGTGTTACACTCAACAAGCCATATCAGGCAACTACAGTATCTGTTTACGAAAACAGCCCAACAAAACCAGTAACTTTAGACATATCACTAGACTTGATTGATAACATGCTGATTGTTAATCCTCCAGAAGAAACAGAACAACAGGCAGAAGAAATACAATCAAGAACAACAGTAGATTTTTTAGAGTTTGATGACTTAGATATAGACTATCTTAATGAAGATTTTTTGGATGCTGAAGCTGACCTTGAGTTTACAGAATTAGATATAAACTATTTGGATGTAAATTTTCTTGAAGATTTACTCAATGTGATTGATGCACTAGCTATATCAAAAGAAGAAGACCAATTAAAACAAGGTGGTGTAGGTATTCGCATAGTAGGAACTAACATAGGTCAAGACAAAGATACACAGATAACTACTATAGTCACAGGTCAAAATATTAGTCTTACCAGAACAGTCAGCCAAAGTGTTAAACTAAACTTAGATGGTTCTGATAGCTATACGATAATATTGATACAAGATGGTGTGTCTAACACAG